CTCAACGCAGACAACCAAGGAATCAAGCTAGAAACCATTGAGCCGGGTAAAGTAAGTTATCTTGAAGTTGATGAGGACATAGTTTTCCCCGATGGGCCGAGCCGTCCTTCTGGTGCATTTGCAGAGTTTCATAGGATTCTTTTGCGAAACATTTGTATGGGTGTGGGCATTCCTTATAGCTTCGCCGTAGACCCATCTTCAATGTCTGGCCCGACTGCTCGCCTTGAAATGCAACAAGCTGGACGCACTTTTCGCAGATACCAGAAACTCCTAGAGGATAGGGTTCTTCGCCCACTAAAGAACATCGTAATTGCAGACGGAGTTGCGAGGGGGTTGATTGCAAATAATCTTGGAAGCAAAAGCACCAAGGGAATTTTTAACTTTGGAGCGAATGTATCAATAGATTTAGGCCGCGAGAGCCAAGCCAATATAGCCGAGTTTCGAGCCGGGCTGACTAATGCTAGTCAAATTTACTCGGAGAAAGGACTCGATTTTGAAAGTTCAATCAGACAAAGGGCATTAGAGGCCAAGCTAATAGATGATCTAGCAAAACAATATGGGGTTCAACCCAACGCAATTTCCGATACGGTTCTTGGCTCTATTTCACAACCCTCACAAGATCAAACACAACCCAGCGACCAGACAACCCCACAAGCAGATCAAACCTATGTGGCAGATCAAGCACTCAATGGAGCACAAGTCGCATCGCTTATTCAAGTTATCAATGCAGTCGCTTCTGGTGCAATCTCCAAGGAAGGTTCTGTTTCTATCATTACAGCCGCCTTCCCATTCATTTCACCAGACGAGGCATCGAAGATTGTGGAAGGAATTAACATTGGAACAATCGCCCCCTCGACAAAAACCCCCACACCTACGCAAGCTATTCCAGAAAAGATGGAAGATGAGCCACAAGATGAAAACGCAGTTGTTGTTGTACCTCCCATCAAAGAACAAGACACAGCAAGTCGAACAACTGGAAGCGATGGGGATATTGATGTTGGAGAGGAGCGTGAGCCTACCGAAAAAGGAGCAACCGAGGACACACAGAAGATTGGTGGGAAACAGATTGATAACAACCTAGAGGAACTTTCCAAGCTAGATAACAAAAGCGTTAAGATGCTTATTAACGGAATACTTAATGCTTGTGAGCTTGGCAAATATTCAGACATTGATTTTACGCCCCCACAAGGGGCTAGGGATGCGGCTAAACGAGCATTGGAAGTTCGAGGCGAGAAACCAGCAAGCCAGAGGGGAATGACCTCTGTGGGTATTGCTAGGGCTAGGGATTTAATTGCTGGAAAATCATTATCGCCAGATACAATCCGCAGAATGCACTCTTTCTTTAGTCGTCACGAAGTCGACAAAAAGGGTGCTGGCTGGGACGATCAAGGCAAGGGCTGGCAAGCGTGGAATGGTTGGGGTGGTGATGCAGGATTCTCTTGGGTTAAAAAATTGATTAAACAAATGGACAGCCGAGACGAGAAGCTAGAAGAACCAGCTTCTTGCCCAATCGCAACGCAAGACATCAAAACCAATTTAGCCAATAGACAGAACGCCGTGGACGACGCAAACTACGGCCCCGCTAATCCTAATGAACCTAACGAAGATTATTGGAAGGCAAAGGCAGACGAGTTCCAAGGCGATGTAGCCACGGCAAAGAAAATGCGTTGCGGTAATTGTGCGGCTTTCAATCAAACCAATAAGCTTCTTGGTTGTATTAGGAAGGGCATTGGCGAGGATGCAAATGAAGTAGCAGTTGGTGGCGATCTTGGTTACTGCGAGATTTTTGACTTTAAGTGTGCGGCTAAACGCACTTGCGATGCTTGGATTGTTGGTGGGCCGATTACAGAGGATAAAAAAAAAGTAACTAATTTTGTAGCGGGTAGGGATTGTGGGCAAGATGAGGGTGGTACTTTCTGGCCAGACAATAAGTGTGCAGTAGGCTATGGAAGGCCAAAAGAAAAAGGGGGTTATACTCCAACTAGACCCGGTGGGAAAATTCCTAGTGATTATAAAAGACCCACCCCGCAAGGAGGCAAGGGCAAAAAACCGCTTCCCCCCAAACCACTTCCTCCTAAACCTCCAGCACCCAAGCCGCCAACACCCAAACCGCCGTTGCCACCCCCGCCCCCGCCTCCCCCTGCTGGAACAAAAAAGCCAACACAAGAAAAGCCAACCATAAAATCAAAATTTCCAAATGCTACAAAAGCATACGATAGCAAAGAAAGAGCATCGCTTGACCCAGTTATTAAGGAAAATCAAAAACAATTTAACTCGATTAGAGAAAATATAATAAAAGAAACAGCAAATGCACAGAAAGAGCTAGAATCAGCAGAAAACAAATATCAAGAAATACAACAAAACTTAAAGGAAACTCAACTTAAAATTTCAAAGTTAGCTGAAATTCGAGACAAGCCGGGTGTAGATGCCAAGAGTTATTCTGAAGCCAAGTCACAGATTGAGCAAGAATTTATTAAAAGACAAGCATTGAAAGAGGAATTGCAAAAACCAGAAAAACTTATGCAAGAGGCAAGGCAAAAAGTTAGAGAAATTGGGCTAAAAGCCATTCGCAAAGATATGCTAGACATAAACAAGCAAGACGGATTTACCCCAGAGCAATTAACTAAAGCCACAGAAGAATTAAAACAAAAACAACAAGTGGCAATAGCAACAGACAAAAGATCAATAAGAGAAAGCAAGGGCGATCTTGCAACAAAAACAAGAGAAAAAGGACAAGATGTTTTAAGATCAATCTTCAATCCCAGCATACACTCCGAATCGCTTTCAAAACCAATAAAATATTCAGGAACAAGCAGAGAATATTCAGATGGACAAACAATAGAATTTATTGATGGGACTAGAGCTGGGGCATTAAATGGAATAGTAATTAATAAAAATACAACCTTAAAGACAATACTTCACGAATACGGACATCAAGTTGAAAACGGAAGCCCAGAGGCACACGACTTGTGTTCTGACTTCCTTAAAAAAAGAACTCAAGGAGAAAAGATTGAAAAATTCCAAAAGGTTTTTAGGGGGTATGGGTTTGGAAAGAGCGAGCAAGGGTCGCCAGACGATTTTGAAAAATCTTTTAAGGCTGTATTCCCAGAAAGAGAATCAAAAAAAGCCGCTTATTATGCCGGAAAGGTATATCGAGAGACAAATGTTGGGGCAAGCTCCAAGTCATTGGCAAGCACAGAGGTTTATTCTATGGGGCTAGAATTACTGCATCACAACCCAGTTAAGTTTGCTCAAGCCGACCCAGAGTGGTTTGATCTTGTGTCTGGGATTGCAACTGGTAGGCTACTCAAGAAGACAAGAGGACTTAAATAAGGCATTCTATGACTAAAATTACAATTTCTTTTTTAGGGGAAAACATCTCAATCATCATAGATGATGGAGAGATTTCAATAAACACGAAAAACAAGGCTGTTTTAGAGCTAATAGAATCCATATATTCTGACCTATTGGCATCATACAGCCCCGCAGACGGCTCTCTAGGCGGCAATCTAGCACAAGAACTGGTCAAAGTTGGGGCAAAAATTATAGAAGTCGCCGAGCCATCTATGGAAGAAGACCTAGTTTATTAGATGCTTTTGACTAGAATTGACAACAAACACTAACCTTATGGAAAACGCCAACGGCGAGACAATTCTCACAACCTTACTGACCTATCAGAATCAGTATAAGATATTTCATTGGCAGACAAGGAGTTATAGCCAGCACAAGAGCTTTGGGGAAATCTATGGCTCACTTACAGAGAACATTGATGAATTTGTGGAAACCTTTATGGGCAAGTATGGCAGAATTATCTCTGCCTCTACTTTTGACTTTAGCCTAGATAACTACTCCGAAGGCTTTGCAGAATACAACGATGAGTTTATTTCTTTCCTTTCTGATGAGCTACCGGGTTATCTCAACGAAGGTGACACGGACTTGCTCAATATCCGAGATGAGATTCTTGGTAATGTAAACCAACTCAAATACCTCTTAACCCTAGTTTAATAATATGCCCCTAATCACACCAGAAAAAGGCGAGAAAACAAAGGACTTCGTTGGTCGTTTTATGGGCAACAAGACAGCCGTAAAGGACTTCCCAGATGTTAAGCAAAGGGCGGCAGTTGCCTATCAGACCTATCGTGATTCCAAAAAGAAGCAACGCAAGGAGGCTAGGCTTGAAGAGGATTCCACGGTTATCCCTAATGTCTATATCTTGAGCCAAGGCGAAGCACGAGGCCACGATCTATTCATTGATAAGACCTCTATTGAGAAAGCCTATGAGCTAATGTCTCAAGCACCCAATGGCGTGAAGGTTAAGATGAATCACGGCTCTGGATTAGAGGCGGTTCTTGGCTTTGCTCGCAACCCCAGAATTGAAGGCGATAAGCTCTTGGCCGACCTTCACTTGCTTAAAAGCTCCCCTCATTATGGCCTAGTCAAAGAGATGGCGAACGAAGCCCCAGACCAGTTCGGCGTGAGCCTTGCCTTCTTGAACGAATCTGAAACTATTGGAGGCAAGGACTACATTCGCCCCCAGAGGATTGAATCTGCCGATCTGGTTTCTAGCCCTGCAAGTAACGAGAAGTTTAGGGACTTTCAAAGCAAAGATGTTGAGATGCTTGTTTTCGCAGTTGGAACAAAGTTCCGATGCTGGGAAGGTTACAAACCAGCAAAGGGAGTTCCGGCATACGAATCTGGTTCTTGCGTAAAGGCAGAATCAAAATTGGCATATAATGCGGGAGGCGTGAGCATCCCTGCCGAT